ATCCCTTATACAGAAGCGGAGTTAATCATACTATGAAAAAACAAATAGAGTTTCATAATGTAGTACCTGCAGATAACGTAAACAAACCTGCACACTACGGTCAAGGTGATATTGAGTGTATTGATTACATCAAAGATATCTTGACAGATGAGGAACTTATCGGTTATTATAGGGGTAACGTTGCGAAATACTTACATCGTTGGCGTTACAAGAATGGTCTAGAGGATTTGAAGAAAGCAAGATGGTACCTAGAAGCACTTATACAGCATCAAAGCAAAAGATGAAACCATTCAACGAAGGCTATCAAGCTTTCCTTGAGGGTAGCTTGGGTAATCCCTACCAAGTTAATACAAAAGATAATAGGGATTGGGAAATGGGTTTTAACAAAGCCTATTTCAAAAACAAGGAGCTAGTAATTGAAAGAGAGCTTAGAGAAAGAAGCAAAAAAGTTCACTCAACAAAAGCGTAAAGCTCCTGCAACAAAAAGCCTGACCGCAAGGATTTACTTGGCAGGTCAGGCACTAAGTGGTCTATTGGCTGGTGGCAGGTCGAGTAATAATATGCAGGAAATAAAAAGGCAAGCTTATGATTGGGCAGACTATATGCTAGATGATGATACATAAAAAGAGGGGGCTTGATGCCCCCTTTTTATTTAGTCTGCATACATTGTATCGTCTGCATACTTAATGAGGTAAAGCAAGAACTTAAGCTTTGCTTCTCCCCCCTCCATGTTTTTGAGATCTTCAATCTCTCCGTCATAACCTGCAAGCTCCATAGCATCTTCCCTAAGCTTTTTGCTTTTACCCATCACTTCACTCTCAAGTGCTAATAGCTTGTCGTCTTTTTTAGGGCTTCCAGCTAGGATAGCTTTTGCTCTTGTCTTTACTTTTTTAATTAGTTTTTGATAATCTCTTTCTCGTTTTGAGAGTGGCTTCTCTAAGAATCCATCCTCAATAAGCTTAGATGCTTCTAGGTTAAATACCTCCTGAACAAAGTCATCTAATCTATTTTTAAGTTCAGGCTCTCCATCAAATCGTATCGACTTCCAAGCAGCTTTACCTACAGATGCAGCAACACGTTCTGCAGGTGATGCTCCTCTGTCACCTCTAACACCACCAGCAATACGACCTGCATCAAAGTTACCTCTATCTCTGGTAGCTATGTTACGATCAGGTAGGTCTGTGATAGGTGCACCAAACATCTCAGGAATCTTGTCAATGTATCTGACAGAGTTGTTGTAGACTTCATTACCCTGTCTCCGATCAGGAGAAACAAAATCACCTGTTGCATACATTGCAAAAGTATTGATTGGGTCTAAGAATCTAGTTGAGCCAGAAGCAATTCTAGAGAATGAGCTACCAAGCAACTCTACACTTGCCATGAAGGACTCTTCAAGATCTGCATCAAGTAGTGTTGTAAAGTAGTCTTTGAATGTTTGATAAACTTCCCCAGTCTCACGGAATGTTTGACCGATAAACAGTTCGAACATTTCTTCTTTAAGATCTGCAGGGATTTCACCATCAATTGCTCTGTGAGCAAAAGCTTGAGCTATGATATTTACATAGTTCTTAGGTGAGTCGTACGTAATATCTCTACGAGACCCATCGGGTAGTTGCTCAAAGTTCCAGGTGTCACCGTTTCTAACTCTCTCTTTTGCAGCTTCATACTCGGACATCCCGCCCTCACGAAGGCTAGGCCCAAAGATAGTCATAGCACCTACAAGACCTTTTGATAAGAGAACTTGGCCTTCATCATCAAAAGGGTTATCAAGTTTGTAGACTTTACTAGTTACATGTTTAAATGCATTGAAGCCACTGTAATCACCTAGCATTGCAGTTGCAGTGTTAAAAAATCTTCCGAATGGAACTAAGAAACCACCACCTGCAGAGTTAGAAAATTTTTCTACGTTTTTAGCAATACCTAAGAATAATCCATCACCCTTTTTACTTAACCAAGAGAAGGAGTATGTCTCTTTCTTTGCCCTGTCTATAGCTGGAGTCTGAACTTCGTCTAAGAATTTTTTAGTATGCATCTCAACAAGTGCATCTGCCCTAGCCATAAACTGGTTATAGTTTACCCCATACACCTTCATAATATTTTGATCCAGGGCACTCATAAATGAGATCATCTTTGTGACTTCATCCTGCAACTTAACACCAGTAGCAGTTTGTATAGCACCTACAGCTTTTTCGGTTGCTTGGTTAATTTTAGATTTAGGGTCTAGATTTAACCTTTCTAGAATATTCTTACTTTCAACACCTCCAGATACTTCGGATAAAAGCTCCTCTCCCACTTCAGGTCTAAACTCTAGGTATTTTAATCCCTGTTCTACTGTGTCGTTATAGTTGAGTAGGTTAAATCCCCTGCGAGCTGCACCAAGTATAGAACCTTTTGCTTCTCTACCTCTACCTTGCAAACCCAGTATAGCTGTAAGAATAACATCTGATGCATTGTTTAAACTTGTTGTGTATGCCCAACCTTTAACGTTTAAACCAGTTGTACTTGGGTGAGAAGTAAGTGCACGTTTCCACAAAGATTGAATGTATTTTACACGATCAGCAGGTGTAGCTGCAACTTCAGCAATTTCTTTGCTAACTTTGTGCAGGTTCATCATGTCTTCCATTGTAATGTTGTCGATATCTTTATTTAAAATATCTTGTGCAGCTTTTCTGTTAAATAGGGTCTTACCACCAAATCTTGATCTATTTTTAAACCAATCAGATAGCTGTTGAGCACTTTTAATCTGGCCGATTCCAGAAGCATTAAAGATGTTCTCTCCAAACTCAGCCTTAAAAGCTTGGATTGCAGAATCAACAGTTTGTTGAGGTAGGTACTTGATGGCATCCCCAATGAAGTTTGAGACATTATCATCTTTTCCCCTTGGGACATAAACAAAGCCAGCCTCAGCCATACTGTAGATGAGACCTTTTTGTGTTAAGTTTTCTCCTGGTTTACCGAATAGAAATACAGATTCAAAAAGATCTTCAAGTTCAGCTGGCCCAGAGATGTCTGCTTTTGTAATAGTGTCTTTTGCTTGGTCTCTAGCTTTTGACCAAGGTAAATACATATCAATGTTAGAACTGAAATCAGAGAACATTCTTTGTAAGTTCTTATCAATTAGCTTAACGTCTGTCCTCTCCATCACTTGCTCAGTGATTTCCTCACCACTACGACCAGCAAACTTAGAAGCTATGTCTACGTAGTTCTTAAAGTTTAGAGCTTTACCCATTCCTTTTGCAAGTGTCTTTGTCCCCACAGTCAAAGAGGGTACTACTATCACACCTAACGCAGCTCCGACAGATTGTGGAATGCTTCTGCTATCCTGTACACCACTGCCAATACGCAGTCCTTGATACAGTTGATCAGTTCCTACAGCAATAGCTGCATCAGTAGACATACCTGCAATTACAGGTGGTAAGTTCTGCCTTAACCCAGCATTCCTAAAACCTTTTTTAATTACGTCTTTTCTAACTTTCTTAGCTTGCTCTTGAGTCATACCTCTTTTAAGAGCATTCTTGTAAGCTAGTTGGGCTGTTTTACGCATAGCAAAACCAGCACCCTTACTACTATATTTGGTAAATAGACGACCAATACCAAGACCTAGGACAGTAGTAGGATCCCATACACCTGCTTTTACGTAGTCTCTGACACCGTCTAGTGTCTCTCCCCAAGTCACATTCTCATTGAAGATTCCAGGCATCTTATCCATGATCTCAAAAGAAGCACCCATCAGTGCTCTCTGCTCATCATCAGCCATAGCAAACCACGCAACGTCATTACCTGTCGTTACGGTTTGGCCACCAGTAAGTGACCTCATCCAGTTCTGCCACTCTTGGATAAGTTCTTCGTCAGACATATCACGGTCATAACGTTCATCAAAGCTGTACTTGTTACGAGTTTCCTCACTGTAACGAGCTTTCATGATGTTACGTATACCGTCCACAAGATTGGGATTATCTAAGATAGCTCTCTCAGTTAAAGAATCCTGTTCGATATTGTCTAGTTCACGGATAATATTGTAAGCCTCAAAGCTTTGCTCTGGAGCTGGTGTGCTGTTTTCTTTAGAACTAATACCGACACCAAGAAGATCTTTAGGCTCTTCCTGATTTTGGTCCTCGTTATTTAAACCGATACCAATTAAATCTTCATCCATGATCAGCCCATAATTCTTTCAATTTGCTCTCTGGTTACGGTGCCCATCTGACCGTTACTCATGTACTTGTCTCCCTCACCTAACAAGCCAGACTTGATGGCTCGTTCAAACAGTGCATTTCCTTCAGGAGTTCTTGGGAAGTTTAGTCGTTGATTAACCAAATAATTATATGGTCTTAGTTTTGGATTTGTTTCCATCAAATTAATAGCTGCTTCTGGTCCAGCAATAGCTGCAGCACCTACGTAATCCCCAGCCTCTAGTCCAGTTAAAGCTCTTTCAAGTTCAGCTGCTCTTGCCTCTATTTCAGGTCCAGCATTACCACCTGCAATATCTGCATTTATTTGTTGTAACTCTGCAGCTATGGTAGGTCTTAAGTTACCGATATAAAGTTCTTTAAGTGCTTTCTGTTCACTACCAGATAGAGATTTCTGAGGGCTTGTAAACTGAAATGCAATTCCCACATCTTCCTTACCACCTGAGATACTCCTTGCAACATCCTCAAATGTCTTACCACCAAAGGCAATCTCACTGGCCATATCTTCATCGACACCAAGCAGTGTAAGAATCTCTTCTTGAGAGAGTTTACCTCCAGAGTTCATAACTTCTCTGTGAAAGCTTATAACATCTTCTTCAGCTTGTTCTGGACCGTAGGGTAAGCCCTCTTCTGCATAGTAGTCTTGGATCTTAACTTGCCCCTCGTTGAAAGCCTGTAAGGTTTTTAGATCAGCACCTACTAGTTGAGGGACAATCTTACTGTTCTCAGGTAGCCTTGCTTTAATCTGCGACATAAGTGCAGCCTTAGCTGCTAGGTCTTCATCAGCATCTGCACCATACTTCAGCTTAAGTTCAAGAGCTTTGGCTCTGAGACCATCCATTCTCTCTTGCTCTTTGTCGGTAGCCTTTACCCAGTCAGCTATACCTCTTGCACTAATCTTAACCATTATTATACCCTCGCCATTAGTCCAGTTTTAGCTGGCTCTTCTGTTGGCTCTTCTTCTACCATATCAGGTTGTTCTTCAGTCATTTCCATTGAAATTGGTTCAGGCTTTTCTGGCTCTGCTTTATCCAAAAGCTTTTTAGCAGCTTGTACATTTCTTCTATATGCAAGTGCTTTCTTTTCGTTTTGGTTTTCAAAACCTTCATCGTAGTCGATACCAGCTTCATCAGCAAAACCCTTGATAAACTCATGTAGAGCTGGGGCAATAATTAAGCTGACATCAATAGAATGAATACCTTCCATGACAGCACTACGAAGAATACCTTGCACAAGGGTGACCATGTCCAACCCATAATCTAAGAAATGTAGTGCATCTTCCATTGCACCTTCTTCCATTAGATTGTCCATGTGCATGTCCAAAGCCTCTACAGCATCTGTAACTTCTGGAGGTCTTTCATATGCTTGACTCTTTGGTTCTACTGTAAGGGACTGACCTGGTATTGGCCTTTCAAACATCTTCATTATTCTTGTTCCTTCCAATTATAAATTGGTGTGGCATCAGCAAGACCTTCGTCAGGTTTAATACCCGCAGCTTTACTTCCGTACCAAGCAGACCAACCATCTTCAGCAGCTTTATCTAGAGCAAATTGAATCTGTTTAGTGATACCTTCAAGTGTGTTGTCGTAACGTAGAAGTCGTCCAGTCAACTCTTCATACTCGTTTCCAAGACCACCGCCAGTGTACAACTGGAAAGGTCCGTAAGAAGCTTCTTGACCACCTACTTTTTTCTGGCTACCAGACTTAATCTTAGATTGATAAGCTCCAGCACCCTCAGCTCTAAACAACTTAATTGCAATGTCAGCAGATATCTTTCTCTTAGTTGCCTCGACCCTAATAATATCTTCTATTGCAGACTTATTCAAGTCTTTAGGATAACTTGGGATAATGTTCTTAATATGTTCTTGATCTGCATCTTCTGGTGGAGTTAAATCTACTTCATCAGAAGGGTTATCAGCTCTTGCAAGATGTATATCTTGAATATCTTTAAATCTTTTAGCAACTCTATCCCCCAGAACCTTTTCTGGAGTCTCAGAAATATCAGTACTTACTCTTCTACTAATCGACCTAGTATCACTTGCCAATCCTCTAGAAGCTCTAGAACCTTTTGCAGCTTCATAAAGGGCTGTGCCTCCAGCTTCTGCAGCTGCTTTCATTTTACTATAGTTTACTTTATACATGATTCACTACCTTAGAGTATACCGTCTAGCAGACCTTTGTTAGAAGTTCCGAATAAGAATCTAAACATCAAGGATGTAGCTGCTGCATCTTCTTCGGCAGCAAGCTGTGTTCTTACAGCTTCTAGATTTTTATCACCAAGGACAATCTGCAAAGCTCTGTCCATAGCTGATTCACTAGATGTAAATGCATAGCTCATGATATCTCTTTCACGTTGCCAGATTTGATCTAGGTTTTTAGCTGTAAGTCCATTGATTGTTTTAGCAAAGTCAGCATGACTCTGATTGATTGCAGCAGTGTTAAGAGTTGATAAGTTTTGTCTCCATGCTGCATTAGCTTGAGCAATAACTAAACCATTAGCTGCATTAAACTGATCTCTTTGATTCTGCATCTCAGAGTTAAACTTTCTCATAGCATTGGTGCTATTGACGTTGAACTGATCCATAGCATTGATCTGAGTTGCATTGAACTGAGAAGTCTGAGATTTTAAAGTGTCGTAGAACTGATTGACTTGGTTTTCACTAGTAGCATTAAATTGTGCAGCAGCATTCTCTGCAGCAGCATCAGTAAATAATGCATTAATGTTTGACTGAGCTTTAAACACTTCTGTAGCTTGCTCGTTCGACAAGTTAGCCATATCAATCTGCAGGAAGTTTCTAGCATTTTCAACTTGTGCTTGCTGACGATTGTTCAAGTTAGTCAGTTCAAGTTGAGATAGTGCTGCAGCTTCTGCCATTATAACAGCTTGTCTGTTTGTCAGATTGCTAAGTTCCATTGTATTAGCTGCACGAGAGTTCTCAAGAGCAATCTGCTGTTCAGCAGTAAAGTTCATGTTAGCAATCTCAGAAACTTTAGCAGCATTCATAACCTTAGCTTGGAATGCTTGGTCAAAGTCTTGTTGTAAAAACTTAGCTCTTTGCTCTGCTTTGAATAGAGCCATCTGCTGTTTGTTACCAGCATCAATTTGAGCAATAGGTAGTGCAGCTTCCATAGCAGCTTGAATAACTGCTTGTCCTGCCAAAGACGAAGCACCAAGACCTCTGGCAGCAAGCATCTGTGAGGCAGCTCTCATAGATCCTGCAGCCCAAGGAGGGGTATTTCCACCTTCAAACTGAGCCATTAGACTTGCTAGCTCACCTTGTACAGATGCTGCTTGTACTTCACCAGTACCAAACGCCTCACCTACTTTTGTTTGATCTACACCAGTACCTTGTACAAACTCGGAGACACCATCCATAGTCTCCACTTTTCTTGCATCTGGTGCAGTAACATCTACAGACTCACCTTGAGCAGCATTTATATCAGAAACAGCAGTTGTTTTTTGCTCTTGAGCATCAATAAGTTGTGTAGGACCAGTAGATGTAGCTGCAGTCATACCATCAGTTACACCTCGAACACCCTCTGCAGTGCTCGTAACACCTGCAGTTGCTGGGCCTTGAGCAGTCGGCATCTGTGCAAGTTCTGCAGTACCTGTCGTAGCAACCTCAGCAAATGGTGCTATAGGTGTAGTTTGTCCTGCATCGACAGGCATAAACTGGGTAGAGTCAGGAGTGATCTGAGCTACTGGTGCCTGAACAGGTTGGAAAGTCTGCGCAACTAGGTTGCTAGACATGCCTTGTATTTGTTCCGTATTTAGGTTATATGGATCAAAGGCACTATCTGTTTGCTCTTCAGTAGTTCCAGTATCTGTACCTGCAGTACCTGACTCTGAATTTGGTACGTATTTTGAACCATCCCAAGTGTATACAGTTCCTGTAGATGGGTCTGTAGTAGTTGAACCTACTGGTGGTGGATTCATAGGGTCAGCTTGTAAAGTAAAGTATGCAGGGATACCACCATAGGAAGGCATACCAGCACCACCAGCTGCTGCCAGTAATTTTTCTTCTTGAGGATTTACATAGGCAAGTCTGTGAGGCTGTCCTGCAATGTTAGCTTGATTAGGAACTACACCACCTTGGGCATACTTACGAATGTAACCACCTATAGCCAAGCCTTTACTTGCTACTTCAGGTCTAGCTTGCTCAAACTGTGCAATGGCCTCACGAGTCTTTGGACCTGTGTAACCAAACTGTCTGGTGTAGACTGCATACTTACTATTTAATTCAGCATCAGACATCATCATACCGCCTTCTGCAGCTGCCACAGCTTGCTGTTGTTGTTGCTGTTGTTGAGGCGGCTTCTCCATTTTAAATCCAGGAGGTACATACGTTATTGGCTTACCATTAAATAAAGTGACTAGAATACGTTGACCTAAAGGATTTACAAAGTAGACATTTTGATAGCCACTAGTAAACTTTTGTCCAGTTACAGGATCAATAGTTACAAGTGTTTCAGGGACAGCACCTTGTGTTCCTGCATAGTGTGTCTTATAGGTAACTTGACCTGGGACTGCAGATAGTCCTGCAGTTTGAATTGGCGAAGAGAATGTACCTGTTGTGGAGTCTGGTTGAGTTGACGTAGCACCTGTTCCAGATGTAGTAGTAGGTCCATAAGTAGGTATAGTGGTGTCTTGAATTACAGTACGAGGTACGTTAGGATTTACTACTGGTGTTTCTCCCGCAGGTAGGTCAACTACTTCCGTGCTAGGTATTACAGATGTAAAGCCTCCACCAGATGTGACAAAGTCACCCTGAGCATCCTCTGCAGATACACCAACGTTATCTACAGTTCCGCCTCCAGTGGTGACTTCTTGAAAGTTAGTTGTAGGACTCTCCGCAATGGGTTGTGTGTCTTCAATATTAATAGTAGTGTCTACTTCATTATCAGTATTTGTATCCGAAGTCGGTTGTTCTTCTACAGGTGTAGTATTTATAGTTTGTTGAACAGTTTGTAGAGATTGCATTTTTTCTTCAGGGGTCATATAGCCTCTGAAGTTTAAGTAGTAATTAGCATCATCTAAACTATTAAAAACATAGTTTCTGTTGTTTCTTCTACCTGTACTACCTAGAACAGTAGCATTACTGAGGTATCTATCCTGAGCATCTTTAAGATAGAACTTACCATTCTTTTCTTCTATTTTAACTTCAGCACCTACAGCTAGGGTGCCAGACTCTGTAAAGTCTTGGCTAATATCACGGTTTAGATATGCTGTATTATCAGGTATAACATTAATTGACTCTTGAGTAAACACATTGGATGTGTTACCTGGTTGTATAGCGGCAGTAGCTGCAGCAGAGTCTGTACCTACAGCCTGTCCTGCTGTACCTTGAACAACAGTTTTAACTTCTTGTTTGGTTACAGGGTTAGTTTTAGTAGCTTGAGCCACTGCTTCATTCTTAGCTTGAACAAGAGTTTGTGCTTGAGGGTTATCTGCAGGTATTAATTGCCCTGAAGTACCGACAACTCTTTGTTCACCTTGAACAGTGACTGTATCTCCAGCACTAAACTGCCCTGACGCAATAGCTTCAAAAGCTCCACCTGCACCGTGATAATTGTCAAATTCTGTTGCCATAATGTAATACCTTTACTTACTCATTGTCATCCACACTGCACCAGCTATAAATGTCAGTACGGCGACAGTGACTAATCTTGTTATTGTTGACCAGATAGACTTACGAGTGTCACGCCATGCTTCCAACAAGCTACGCATCTCAGTAATATCTCTTTGTGCATCATCATCAAGTAGACCAATAGAACGCAAAGCTTCTTTAGCTCCACGTCTAGCTGCACGATCCAGCATATCTTCTAGTTTATCTGGGGAAAGCTTTACTTCACTCATAGTTTAACTCATAAATGCTAAAATGTCAAGTTATTTATGGCTTTGTAGGCCAGTCATCATCAGATAAGTTAGGCCAGTTAGCATGTGAAGTAATATCACGCAGAGCCTGACGATATGTAGTCATCTCAGCAGAGAGTGTCATATCAGATAGTGCTAGATAGTCTGTCTCAGCTAGTAGTTCGTTGCGTTTATCACGGTTTGTCTCAGCAGTAGCTGCATTATTAGCTGCAATTTCATCCGCTGTTAGGTCAACCACAGTGCGTGTCAGCACCCAATCATTACCATAGATAGGCGTACCCACCAGATCAGTGTTGACCTCATTTGTGATTGGGTCTGTCGCATCTTCTTCTGTCATCAGGCGCACAACATTGCGTGTTGGCGTTGTGGCTGTTGTGACCTTTTGTGTCAGCGGGTCATAGTCTGGCATTGCTTCTGTTGTGACAGGGCGCATACCGTATCGACGCATGATCTCCAGTGGGATATTGCGTGGGAATGATACGTTTGGATTGTCACGGCGTAGCTGGCCCGTTGAATACGGATACTTGGCTACTGCCCCGTTTGTGATCTTAACGTAAGACATTGTGGTTTTCTCCTTTAGTCTTCTGCTTTAATGGCTATGTAGATGTAGTCTCTTCCACCTATTCCGAAATTCCCACTTGCATCAAAACCTGTTGAATTAAAGACTATGTCAGGGCTAGAATCCGTAAATTCTTGCCCGCTAGAGTCTGCAAGTAAGTATGCCCCAGCACCTCTTTCATTGTCATACATATGCCAATTCATAGTGTTGTTGGAGTTTTTTACAATTATAAACTGTGGCTGCCAACCAAGGTCTACGTTTACTGTTGCATCGTTTCCGCTAAAACTACCACACTGAATTAGGTCTTCATTGTGGGCGAATAAGTAGGCAACGTAGGTAAAGCCACTACCATTAACATTACCGACTGAGCCAACTGTAAAAACGGAACTGGTTGGGGCGGTATTATTCCAAGCGTCCGCTTCAGTTGCCGCTGCTGCTGTACTATTTAAGTTTAACTTATACTGCTCAGGATTTGTCCCATTATTTGAGCCTCTGTGATATACATACCAATCTCGTGCGTTAGATGTGCATTTTACAATAATACACCCAGGCACACTGCCAAGGTTATGGCTAATGGTTTGAGCAGAACCAGTCCCAGTATAAGTCACCACATCAAAGAACTTAGGGGCTTTGCGGAATGTCCAAGAAACGTAGTTTTGCCCACTTTCATTAACGTCACCAGATGTTGTAGATGATATATCAAATCCTGTTGAACTATGGCTTACAGAGTAAGATGTACCGTAATAAGCCAAAGTTGTGTTGCTCAATAATGCAGTATTATTTGCACTCCTGTCACTGCCAAACAAAAAGTGTGATGATGTTCCAGAGCGTTTTTTAATCCAAAGCAACCCACCCTCACCAGCAAGATCAATACCATTAGTAATTGTTTGGCTGGAGCTATTCCCATCATACAAATAAGTGCTGAACACATCCGCTACGGCAACACCCCCAGCACCACTACCCAAGCCCATCATCATTGCTAAGTTGCTCATGCTACTGCATCTCCTGCTTGCTTGGCGTAATACGTTGTGCCGCCATCAGTTGTTACGAATACATACACATCCTTTTCGCCAGCCGCTGGTGCATCTGGGGTTGTGGCTCCTGACCACTTGACTGAAGAAGGGTAGGTTATTGTGGCTGTGGCGGAGGATGTAACGTCATATTGATAGATAGCATCGTTACCTTTACCACAGACATACAGCTTTGTTTTATCTGGCTTAAAGAAAAGCCCAGTACTATCTACGTCTTGTGAATTGACATCAAATGTAGTGCTATCACTTGATGCTGTAGATACATCCCATGCTGTGCTTAAAGTGTGTGATCGTATTATACTATCAAGCCCACAATTAAATAGTTTTGTACCATCTGGGCTAATTTGAACACCCTCAACTTGTGTTAATGAATAAAACTTACTTGCATATGACATGGTAGAAATATCATAAGCCGTAGATAGTGTGTATTGATAAATACCCCGTGTAGTCTCTAGCCCTAAATACATTATTGTGCCATCATCATTAAACTGTATTGCCAGCGCATTTGTACCTTGGCTGCTATGACTAACAGTTCTTGTATAGCTTGCAGTTGATAAATCCCATGCAGTGCTTAAAGTGAATTGATTTATATCATCACCTTGCTCACCCGGGACAAATAACTCATAACCATCGTGGCTTATTGCAGCACATTTAGTACCACCATCATAAGTTGAAGTATTTAAATAATTATTAGAGTAAGAAGCAGTAGATAAGTCGTAAGCAGTAGATAAGTTGTATTGAAAAACACCGTCTGGCCCATCAGAGGCTATATACATTTTAGTCCCACTGTCTCCAAAAAATACACCATTCGGGTTGGCACTTTGTGAAGAAACACTAAAACTCACACTATCATACGATGCTACACTTAAATCTGGTGGCCCTATCACATCCGCACCTGTCACCTCTAACGCAAAGCTGCCAGCAGTGCCTGACGCTGGTGGGTTGCTGAAGGTAAACGTAGTGTTAGCCGATAGCGTCTTGGTGAAGTAGCTGCCCAGCGACATATCCACATCACTAGCTGCTACGGCTGTGCTACTCTGCAAGTATCGCTTGGCACT